GGTGGTGGGCAGATCCCTCACGACTATCCCGAGATGTTTCAGGACGTCCGCGTGAGTCCCCAGCACCTGCGCGAGATGGGCGTTGAATTCAAAGAACACTTCCACCTGAAGATGGTTACGGGCTGGGGCCAGTCCATGGCGCCGACGATCAAGCACCGCGACCCGCTCTTGGTCGATGTCAGCGTCCGCGAGTTCTCAGGAGATGGGATCTACATGTTCTCTTGGGAAGGTCACCTGTACATCAAGCGTCTTCAGTGGATTGGTGATGATCAGATCAAGATGCTTTCCGATAACGATAGGCATCCTCCGCAAACGATCAGGGCCGATGAGACCTTCATCCATGCACGAGTGCTGCTCGTTTGGAATGCTCACTTGGTATAGCGCTATACCACGCCGCGGCACGGTAACCATAATTTGAAAGGAATCAGCAATTGAAATCAAATTGGCAGAAAAAGTCGGGGCCATGGGGGCGGGACTTATTGATAAGAAAAGAGTTCATCGGAAACTCTGATATTGTGTTACTCGGCAGGACATTAGTTACACCACCCTCTTCACTTAGTTTTTTTGAAAAAAACTACCTGCAATTTTTTATGTTCATATCCGAATTAGAAACGCTGTCAAAAACATCATAAATTCTTATTGACATGAACCATGTTTACGAAGTTAAAACGGCAGCCCTCTTAGTCCTGTATGCAACCATAGAGATCATACAGCTTAGAACCGAAGACAAAGATATTATAAAATTCACAACATGTGGAAATAAAAAAGTTTCCATATCACTATGGCAAGCGGGATTCTGGGATATAACAAATCAAAACGAATTGATGCCAGAATACAAAAAATTAAAAAAGGAACTGGAAATCTGCACTGCGTCACTTGCAGCCACTAAAGCTGGTGATGAAAGCCAACTGAGAAAAGTTGTTGAGTATGCTCAAGCGACAGTTTTAGAATCTGGCTTGGATGATGAATCAGACTTGCTAGCATATAATGCTATTACAGAGTCTGTGAGCAATGTCTGGCAACATGCTTATGATGAGGCATTTTTTGAAAACGGAATAGACGTTGAGCTCGCTCACTGGTGGATCAACGTTGAACGTATTCGCGATCAGTTCTTCATCGTAGTTTACGACCGCGGCGCCGGAATACCCTATACGCTCCAAAAGAAGTCTTGGTATAAGATCGCACTTGTAGACGCTCAAGGAACAGTGCACGAGATTCCTGCTGACGCACTTAGTATCAAACTTGCAGTTGAGTATGGGAATTCTAGATTTAAAAATGACAATAGGGGTAAAGGGCTTTCGGAGGCGAAAGAATTCGTTCAGTCTAACCCTATGGGAACTATGCTTATCTACAGTGGTTTTGGAGACTTTGCTTTTTACAGCGAAAGTGATACAACCGACCTGAGGGAGCTTCCTCTGCGCTTCCCTGGCACATTGATACAATGGAATTTGAGACTGGAGACAAAGAAATGAGCGTGCCGCACACCATATTTGTCGCAACCGAGTTCGGTGACATGCCTCATGGGCGAAACGATAAGGACGGCAAGCTGAATGGTGAAAAATTTCGGAAAGAACATCTTTTGCCTGCTTTAGCCGAGCATGAAGAGGTCCTAGTTGATTTTGATGGAGCAAAAGGCTGTGGCTCTTCATTTGCAGATGAGTCCTTTGCCGGTCTCATAGATCATGAAGGATGGACAAAAGACGAAGTAGTTCGGCGCATAACTTACAAATTTAGATTCAAGAGCGTAATAAAAAACATTTATAAATATATTGACGAAGCAGAGGCAAGGAGGCTGGAAAAGTGCTGAAGACATTATCTGAGCTGTCTCAAGCAGGCCTATTTACCGCTGCGTTTGCATTAATTGGCTGGATCTTCGTTTACTTAAACTCAAGATCTCTCGCACGACAAAGCGAAGTAAACACAATCACTGCATCAATTGAAAAAATGCTTCAAGAGGTTGCTGACGAAAACAATAAATTCTGGCGGGACACAGCGGCGGCAGAGGATCATGCTAAGCCTCGGCTATTCAATGCATTCATTAATTTTAGATGTGATTTTATTGAAGAAAAGATCCAATTTCTCAATAAGAAATGCGAATCTGCGTTTTTGGATATCGACCACGCTAGATTTGAAGATTGCATAATTGATCTTATTGCTCAAATCAGGGATCGCTCCACGTTCGACTCGGAAATGGCTCAGCAAGTCGAAGATAAGGTGGCCAGGGTATTAGAGATCAACTATCTAAGCATGACACTTTACACGAATATTTACGACTTCTTACGGACACGCTACATGTCTGGTAGCAGATTCACAAAAGCTCCTTATTAAAACTTAGCAACAAAGCTTCGGGTAGGAATCTATACAAGCTTATAGCTTTATATGGGAAGTCGCCCGCCAAAAAGCGGGCTTTTTTGTGCCCGTCAGAATTGCGCCGGTTCTTCGACTGGCTCATAAACCTCTACCGTCCGATCCTCTTCCGCGCTCGCCTCCCACTTTAGCGTCACCGACTCATCGTCGTTGACTGCCATGTCGATGCCATCCGTCTCGTTTAACAGCCCCACCACCTCCTCCCACTCCCGATCTCCATCCGTGTCCAGGCGATGGATCGTCACCCAGCGCTGAATCTGCGCTACAGGGTGATTGATCATCGACGAGACGCGCAGCCCCAGCCGTTCAATCCCGCTCATCTCCAGCCGCTCTACCTGCTTTTCTTGTTTTTTCGCCTTTGCCATCTCGCCTCCTAAACACTGGTTATATATACAGGTTACGTAGAAGCATACGTCATCACATCGCAAAATAAATTAACCGCCGGTATTGACTGGATATAAACCGCCGGTTAACTTACATCCATCGCAACCCAGTCCCCACATCGGGACCGGCTGCGAAGGGTCGAGAGATCCGCTGCTCTTTAACAGCTCAGGATCCTCGCCATCGACTACCCCGGGTTTCAGCCGGTAAGAGCGAGCAATAAATAGTTGATGCCACGCCAGCTCTGGAACTGGCCGTGCTCACCTGATGTGAGTACGCGAAACCACGCAAGCCAGCCGTACCAGCACCGAACACGAAATGTGCGACGACGGCCAGAGATATGAATCCGGCAATGCGCGTGGTGGAGAAACGGAAATTTTCACTGATGCACCTGGTGACGGGTGCATTGGGAAAACAACCGGAGCAACAGAAATGGATCAACCAGCGACAACAACGAAATGCACCCGCTGCGGAAAGCCTGCCGATCCGGTGGTTTACAAAACCATCATCGACCAGGCCTACGACCCGGTGCGCCAGAAGAAATACGTTCGGCAGCAATCCCTGCCGTTCTGCAGCGAGGAACACGCAAACCACCACCAATGGTCTTGCGAAGGCTGAAGCATCACCTCTGTCCATTCAGCGAGTGGGCAGACGGATGCAGATGAAAGCGGACGTGGCCTCGGACCAGCGGGAGCTGAGGCATTCAACAAATAGACGTAGCGGCCTTATTTGGCCATCTGCATCCCCAGCACCAGGCCGCATCGGAGAGTGATCGAAGCGTGCCCAAGCGGGCTGCAGCGCTAGGATCGCAAAGCCCCGGAAATGTCCTGAGCCGGTATGAGCGAGACGGCCAACACTATAAACGCGGCGGGAAACAAGCAGGGGTTGCGCCCTGGTGTTTCGATCACTCTCCGATGCGGACGAATCCCCGGCTTATACCGGCCACCTGCATGCAACAAACCAGAGAACGGCGAGCGCCCGCCAAAATGCCAACGGCGCGCATTGAAGGATGACCATCATGAAATAGACCAACGCTTCCCCGCGTGGCACAGCAAGCCTGAAGGCTGCGCCCAACACCCATACAGGCAGCGGACAGTAGGCCGTCGATGCCACCGCGCATCGGCCGGGTTTCCGGTAGGCCACCCCAGCGCACGAAGACAACTTGATGCTGCAAACCCAGGCCGTCGCCAGTAGCGGGCCTGGGCACCCTTCCCGCCCGATAAATCCCGCATGCGACTTCCCACGGCGCCCTCCGGTAGCTGGCCGTGCTGCGAGGTCGCAGCCGAGTTTTGTTGGATCAACCACAGAGGTATTCGCGATGCGCCCAGTAATGACTCGAATCGGCAATTCCCGCTCCGGCTTCAAGAGCGCTGGTAAAGCGCTGTTCCATCACTGGGGTGTAGACACGATTGAAGCTGATACCGGCTTTGGAAACTACACCGTGGCGGTCGTCGAGTATCCGGACGGCCGTGTCGACATCTTTCCCCCGGCGAACATTTTGTTCCTCGATGTGCAGGACCAGGGTCAGGCGGTCATCGACACCTTCACCGGCGAAGCGAAAGTCACTTAACCCGCCACTCTGGAGGCGACCATGGCAACCAGCTATGCAGACGGTGCGCAAGCCCGCGAGTGGGATAGGCGCTACGACGCGTGGGGTCGCGAGAAGAAAGCGAAGCCCGACGAGTTCCACGACTACGAAGCCTCCGTACAGATGCGCACTCAGGCGCTGGCTGATCGTGCCGCCCGTGCAATTGAAGAGCGCAAAAGCCTGAAGCGGCGCATTACCGCAACCATGGCTCAAATGGAAATGGTGTGTCCGCCAAAAGGAGGCGCAGCGTGAGCACTCAACAACGCGACCACGATACGGCGGTCACCTGGATCGAAGGCGAGATCGACAACATGATCCGCGATTTGGGCCAGCCAAACGCCAGCTCGGCGGCGACATCGGCTATCACTTTGGCCTACCTGCTGCGCGTCATCGACGACGGCGAGCAGCGTCACTACAGGGCGCGCATCGACCAGATCTACGCCACCTATAACGAATCGATCCGGCAAGGAGCTGCAGCATGACGACCGCACCAGTTAAATCACTAATCGACGAGCAGCTCGACGAGATCGAATCGAAGCTGATCCTGCTGGGTTTCGGCCTACCGTTCAACGAGGTGATTGGCAAGTCTCGCGAAGCTCTGGTCGCCAGCCTACCGCGCCGTCTGGCGGCAACCATGAAAGGCGGCCGGATCGCGGTGAGGGTTCGGCCATGACTTCCTATCAGCGCGCAAAGCGCTTTTGGTTCTGGCGAGGCTCAGCCATCGCCCTACTCTTCTTCACCGCCTGGATGCTGGCAAGCGCCTACTCCGGCCAGCTCACTCAATAACCCACACCTTCAAAGCTGCGCACCGCGCCGCAAGGAACTGTCATGTCCGCAAATACTAAACAAGCACAAGAATCGCTCGAAATGAGCGAAACCGACGACGTACAAAAATCTGTAGTTCCTGCGGTTGCCGTCACCGACATCGCCGAATATCGGCCGCACGAGGAACAGATCGTTCGTCTGGAGACCACTTACGCGAAGCTGGTCGTTGACTGCTCGACCAGCGAAGGTTTGGCGAATGCGAAGGAAGTTCGCGTTGATATCCGCGACGTGCGCTACGCCCTGGCGAACACCACCAAGACGGCGCTCGTTCCATATCAACAGAAAGTCAAAGATGCCCAGGCTCGCGTCAACCAGGTTAAGGAATTCGGCGAGGCCCTGAAGGATCGAGTCCTGGCAATCGAGGCGCCTGTTGACGAAGCAATCAAGGCCGAAGAAAAACGCGTAGCTGACGCCAAAGCCGAGCGCGAGCGTGTCGAGGCTGAACGTGTCGAAGCTATCCGGACGAAGATTACCCGCTTTAGTTCTGTCGCTGCTGCATATGCAAGCCGCAGCGCTGCTGATGTCGCAAGCGTCCTGCAAAGCGTCAAGGAGTCGGTGATTCTGCCCGAAGAATATGCTGAGTTCGAAGCTGAAGGCACCATCGCTCGCGACAACGCTATTGAGCAGCTTGAAACGCTACACAGGTCTGCCGTTGAACGAGAAGAGGCTGCCGCCAAGCTGCTGGCCCAACAGAAAGAACTTGATGAGCTGCGCGAGAAGCAGCGCATCGCCGATGAGAACGCGGAGAAGGAACGCCAACGGATCGCAGCAGAAGATCGCCAGCGCATTGCAGATCAGCAAGCAGAATTGAACCGGCAGCGCGAGCAACTGCAGCGCGATCAAGACGCTCAGCGCCTAAAGGACGAGCAGAACCAACGCGACCAGGAAGAACTGGCTCGCCTGCGCGCACAAGCTGCCGCACCGGCACCACTAACTGCCGTGACTCCGGCTCTGGTTGCAGAGAAGGTTGAAATCGCCCCCATCTGCACACATGCGGTCGCCTCTGAATCGGACGATGTGACCACGACCGCGCCATCGGTTGACGACATTGTCGAGGTGGTAGCCCTAGGCTTCGACGTGGACCTCGGCACTGCTCGCGCTTGGCTTCAAGCCATCCGTTTCTAACCACCCTTTCCATCTAAAGGTCGACTCACTCCTTGTCGGCCACGGAGAGCGCAATGAACGATTCAGACACCCAAGCACCAACCGGCCTCGCCACGTACCACGATCCATCGCACAACGCAGCAGCGCTCATTCTCGATCCAGGCACCATGAAGTCGATGAGCGACCTCGCGCTGATGATGTCGAAGGGCGTGACAACAGTCCCCAAGCATCTGAAGGGCAATCAAGCTGACTGCATGGCGGTAGTGCTACAAGCAATGCAGTGGCAGATGAACCCTTTCGCTGTTGCGCAGAAGACGTTCATCGTCAACGGCGGCGCCCTGAGCTACGAGGCGCAGCTCGTCAACGCAGTGATCACCGCCAAGGCACCAGTCAAGGGTCGCCTGAACTTCGAGTGGTTCGGCAGCTGGGAAAACGTCATCGGGAAGATGCGCGAAGTCACCAGCAAGACCAAGAAGGACGAGGACACTGGCGAGTTCAAAAAGTACCGGGTTCCGGGCTGGAGCTTTGACGATGAGAAAGGTCTCGGGATTAAAGTTTGGGCAACCTTCAAAGGCGAAGACGAGCCGCGCGTTCTGGAGCTACTGCTCACCCAGGTCCGCACGCGGAACTCTACGCTTTGGGCGGAAGACCCCAAGCAACAGATTGCCTACCTGGTGACGAAAAAATGGGCGAGACTCTTCTGCCCTGACGTCATCCTCGGCGTCTATACACCCGATGAGTTCGAAGACTCGTACGGCGGCGAAATCGATATCACCCCTGCGAAGCAGGCTTCAAACACCGCCGCCGCTACCGCTGTGTCGTTCGGTCCGAAATCCCCCTCACCGGAAATCGACGGAGTATTCGCCGACCTTTTGGCCGTCGCGAAACAGCAGGACATCGACGCCTATGCGGCAGCTTGGGCAGGTCTCAAGCCGAAGCAGCGCGCAGCAATCGGTCTGGAGTGCCATGAAGCGCTCAAGTCCATGGCGGCAACTGTTGATGGCGACTTCACAGACATAACTAGCACCCACGACGACCTGTCTCAGGCCGAGGAAGCGGCGTAGTGAGAACGGAACTTCAAGGCACTGAGAAGTGGAATGCAGACCGATCTGGGCGAGTAACCGCCAGCCGGTTTAAAGACGTGGTGGCATGGGGTAAGCCCGACAAAAATGGCAAGCGCGAGCCGATGCAAGCGCGTACCTCCTACATGCGCGAACTGTGCTTCGAGCGACTGGCAAAGAAGTCGAAACACAACGTCAGCAGTGCTTCCATGAAGTGGGGCCACACCGAAGAGCAGAAGGCGCAGGACGCCTATGAGATGTTGACCGGCAACATCGTCGTACCGTCCGCGTTCATTGTCCACCCGAAGTACGACTGGCTCGGCTGCTCGCCAGACGGCCTGATCAACGATGACGGGGGCACCGAGTCGAAGTGTCCATTCAACGAGGCGATACACGTCAGGACTTGGCTCGAAGGCATGCCGGAGGAACACATGCCGCAGGTCCAAGGCTGCATGTTCGTTACGGGCCGGAAATGGTGGGACTTTCTGTCGTTCGATTCTCGCCAAGATGAAGAGTGCCAGCTCTACATCGAGACGATTCACCGCGACGAAGACTACATCGCAAACCTGCACAAAGAGCTGGTCCAGTTCAATCTGGAGCTGAATCGCATGGTCGATGAGGTCGCGGACAAGGCCCGGGCGCAAGCCCATCGCTTAGGAGCTTGAACATGATCAGCAATCTTAAATACGACATCGAGTTCCGGCGCGAGAAAGCGTTGGAGCTTTCCAGCCAGGTCGAACAGCACCTGGCCGCGGGCGGGCGTTTCACCAGATCGGAGCCCGCTCAAATCAATCCACCACCTGCTGAGCGTTCCACAAAGATCGATCCAGACACCGTCCTCAAACGCCGCCCCAAGGCGATGACACGGGCTGAGCGGTTGGCGCTTCGCAAAATGGCGGACTCACTATGAGCAAGCGCAAACCCAACAACATGCGCGCCCGAGTCGAGCGATCGTGCCGGGCACTGCTCAACACCAACCAAGTCGCAGTGGTGAACATCGATCCCAGCGGCCATCAGGGCATGATCAATTACAAGTCGCTGAAGAACATCGCGCCCGGGAAGATTGGCCAGGCCGTGTGCGGCATCCCCCACCGCTGGACGATCTACCTCAGCGCGCTCTGTATTGATGCCCGCGGCGACCGCTACAGCAAGTCGATTGAGGTGGCGCCGGACGGCGTCTATCTCTCCGACCATCTGGAAGACGTGATCGAGCATTGCTACAAGAATTTGCGTGACTCCGCCAATCAAAGCCAGATGGTGGCTTCTGGTTGGATCGCGATTCCTGAATCCATATCGCTCGACGAGGCTCACGCTGCGCGGATATTTGAAGCGGTCGGAGCCTGGAATCAGGTCAAGGTAGCAGCGTGAGACGCTTCCGCGTGCAGCAACGCAAACGACAAACCTGGCTGGCGATGCCGGCCAGCGGCATAGAAGAGGTTGGCCATGGCCAAGAGTGGACAAGAGCGATCGGCGAAGGCCGCCGAGAAGCGGATCGAGTTCGACGAGAAGGAACTGCGACATCGGGTCAGGCTCGGCACCCGGCAGAAGCTTGATGAACTGATGGCCTGGAACGGCATCACGGAAATCAACGAGGCGGTACAGAACCTAATTCTGAACGCTCATGCGCTCGGACCAACCCTTTCATTTCAAGCAATGGAAAGTCCGCGCCACAAAGTGCAGATTAGTGAAAACGTGGCGCGGATGTTTCGGAATGAAAGCCTGGCTGAGCTTAGGCGCGAGCCGGGCGACGAAGTAGTTACGCCGCAGGCTTAAAGAAAGTACACATCCTCTGGTTTGAACTCGCGCCGTATAGAGTGAGACTCAGACGGACAATCGGAATGGCCGACAAGCCCCTTCCAGAATTCATCATCAAACCAGTCCAGCAGATAGAAATAATGGCACGCGCTGATCAGAGAGCCTCGGTCCCACTCTGCACCAGGATGACCTGTTCCATGAATGCCGTAGTGATCCTCAAGCTGATAAAAGGAAATCTTTTCTTTCTTCAGCCACTTGTCGTCGAGAAGTTTTGCCAGCTCAGCGATTTGCTCTTCACCGACGGGGAAATATTCCTTGTACGGCTCATGCCACGGAGCGGAATCATTACCGTAGGGATAAACGCCGTTATCCCAAGCGTATGCATACGCCGGCGTGATGTTCTTGGTCGCAGATTCGCTTGTAAAAAGGGTAAGCAGTTGAAACTTTTGAAGGTTGAAAAGCATTTCCGCTGTAGCTGACATCTTTCGCTCCTTACCGGCTCCATGCCGGGCCGAACACAAATACCCCAACCCAAACCAAATTGCCACCACCGGTCACGGAGGGCGGCGCCTGCATTGGAGATTCAGCTATCTCCTCTTACTGCAACGAAATCGCCCCATACCTTGACAAGTGGCAGCGCATATCCATCTAGTCGGTAATGTGCATTTCCGAATAACTTTGCTTCTAATGCCTAGGCGTCAGGCACAACGAAACGTAATTTCATGGAAGCAACGTCCCAGTCAATGTCAAAAGAGACGAATATGTCAGAGACACATACTCTCCGATAACTACATGTAATTTTTCGCGAACACTATTAATCATCAATGGATAGCCTTTGCTAGCAGCCTCGAGATATAGCTTCTCGGCCGTGACAGCGCCCGCTTTATGATAATCAGAGCTAAAACTAACCCGATAAAAAAGTTTAAATGCTTCCTTGGCTCCATCGGGATCAGTTGAAACTTTTAACGAATTGTCATTTACGTAATCACACAACTCTTCCAGCAAATCAATAAGATCACTAGTTTTTCTATATCTAGTCTCCTCCGGATTATCGATACTCATATTCCAAATTGCTTTCCTTTCAGCGCTTACGGCTGGGAGGTTAAGTCCCGATAACAATCGCTCGACAGGCATCTTGCATCTCCTTGGCTCAAAAATAGGGCCACTAAGCAATAGCCCACAAACACACTTCACGCCAGCTGACGAGGCAGGCGCCTGACTGGAGATACACCGTGGACAAGAACACGAAGATCCTGATTCCGGAAATCTCCGGCGAATGGACGGAGCGCCTGCGCTCTGGCAGCACCAACATCTGGAATCACGCGTTGCACGGCAAGCCACATCACAACGGGCGTCCCGAAGTGCGCCTGGCCCCACCCGAGGTAGGTCTGTACGCCGAGCGTATCGACGGCGCCTGGTACTGGGTTTCTGGCTGCGCGAAGTGCAACGGCACAGGCGAACAATGGAGCTACAGCGTTTGCGATAAGCACGACGTTTGCCGGCTGTGCAGCATTCACCGGTCAAAGCTGACAGAAACGCCATGGGGGCACCCTGATGGCTGGACCTGCAAACCCTGCCAAGATGCGGAAGATGCCCAGGCCAAAGCCGCGGCGCTGGCAAAGGTCGCCGAGGGCGAATACGACGAGTGGGATTATCGCTGCCAAGACGAGTGTAAGTGCCCGCACTGCGCCACAGTCATCCACATTGAGTCGGAGGACTATGGCGACAAGAACATGGAGTGCGATACATGCGGCGGCCAATTCGAATTGACCACCGAGTATTCAGTGACGTTCACGACCAAGGTGATTGGCGAACGCATTACCGGCTAACTCACCCTCACCTATTGCGCCGAGCTAAATCCGATTGGCAGCTCATCACCAAAACCCCAAACAGCGGTTCCGATAATCACCAGTGCGGTTGAGAGCTTCACGAAACGCGAAATCTGAGATCCGTACTTGTTCCTCGCTATGCCGAATGAGTTCCCAGCGAAAGATTCGTCATTGAAGACATCGGCCATATCTCTTGCTTTCAAGCCAGCCAAAAACGATAGCCCGGACATGATCGCCCCGCTTCTGGCTATCCACATACTTGGCTTATCAAGTCCGTAACAAATCGCAATTGCGGCAATTGGCGCGGCGATTGCCAGCGACGCATAAATGATGAAGGGCGTCCTTGAGCGGAGCACTGCCTTCTCGTAAGGGCACAACTCGACCTTTTCCATGCAGCCCCGCATTCGCTCTGATTGAGCAGAACAAATACCCCACTTCAACGAATCACGCCAGCCGGCGAGGCAATCGGCTGTCTGGAGCAGTTATGAATCCCTACCTGATCACGGGCCCGGCCCAGATCGGCATCAGTGGTGGCCGCACGAGCGGGCACATGGTCTACAAAATCCTCGAAGCGCATGGCGGTACTTTGCCGCCGGACGTGCACTTGTTCTTCCAGAACACCGGCAAGGAGCGGGAGGAAACATTGGTGTTCGTCGATCAGATGGCGAAGCGCTGGAACATCGTGGTTGTCTGGATGGAGTGGTGTCGTGTGTACGGCCAGCCGGATGACGCTCCCTGGTATCGCCTAGTCGACTTCGAAACCGCTAGCCGCAACGGCGAGCCGTTCACAATGATGCTCGAGTATTACGCCGCGTATCGAAAAGCAGAAAAGAACCTGGCGCCGGTGTTGCCAAACTTCTCGAACAACATGTGCACCGCTTACCTGAAGGTGAAGATTGGCGAGAAGCACATGCGCGCACTGGGATACACCGAGTGGGATAGCGTCGTCGGGATCCGCTACGACGAGCCGAAGCGTTATCACCGCATGATGGCCGCCAATGATCGAGGCGGCACCCGCTGGGACAACCTTTGCCCGTCTTACACGGCCGGTATCACGAAGGAAGACGTGGCCGCGTTTTGGTCAGCCCAGCCCTTCGACCTCGGCATGGATTCTGATTTCGGGAACTGCGACCTGTGCTGGAAGAAGAACGAAGGAAAGCTGATCAAGACCATCATGGAAGACCCGTCGCGGGTTATCTGGTGGTCAGGCACTGAAGAGCGATTCGGCCAAGTATTCAGGCAGGATCGAGCTGACTACAACACGATGGGCTGGTCCGCCGAGCAACGATCCCGGCAGACCGACTTCGATTTCGATTATCTCGCCGAAGACATCGACTGTTTCTGCGGCGATTGAACAGCCGCCGCATATTCAGGCGTAGATAGCTGTTGATGTCGTGATTTTTGGAACTGGATCGGCAACTCGGTTCACAGCCAGCCACTGCCGTGTTTTCTGCACATCGAACTTCTGGCCTTTGTTATTCATGGTCACAAACAGAGTGTCAGCCACTCGATAACGACCACAACCATCCGCACAGTTTCTTTCATGAAAGTCGCCAATAGGCTGAACAGTTTCAGCATCCGCGCCGCAAATTAAGCAGGTCATTTTGCATCCTCCTTGTGAATGACCATTCAACTGTAGCCGATCCCTCACCACCTTCCACCGCCCGGGCATGACCCGGCATAGGACGCCCCATGCCTACAGCAATCGATTTGTTCGCCGGTCTCGGCGGATGGTCGACCGGTGCCCGCAGCGCCGGAGTAGAAATTCTTTGGGCCGCTAACCACTGGCCCGTTGCGGTCGAGTGGCACAGCGCCAACCATCCGGACGCGATTCACATCTGCCAAGACCTGCACCAGGCGGATTGGTCGAAGGTTCCAGCCCACGACATCATGCTGGCCTCGCCGTGCTGCCAGGGACATTCGAAAGCCCGCGGCAAGCAGTCCGGAAACGCGCAGCATGATGCGTCACGGTCCACAGCATGGGCTGTCGTGTCGGCTGCCGAGTTCCACCGACCGGAAGTGGTGCTCGTCGAGAATGTCGAAGAGTTCACGGACTGGGCTTTGTACCCCGCTTGGTCGCAGGCGATGTCGGCACTCGGCTACATGATCGCGCCGCATGTCGTTGATTGCGCAGATCTCGGGGTGCCCCAGCACAGGGTGCGCCTGTTTCTGGTTTGCACCCGAAGCAAGGCACCGCTCAACCTGCAGTTGCACCAGCGCAGGCATGTCCCGGCCTCATCCTTCATCGACTTCGACGCTGGCAAGTGGAGCCAAGTAGTGAAGCCTGGCCGAGCCGAGTCGACTCTGCTCCGCGTGAAGAATGGCCGCGAACGCTTCGGTGATCGATTCATCATGCCCTACTACGGATCCGGCTCGGGCCTGACTGGCCGCAGTTTGGAGCGCCCGATCGGGACCATCACCACGCTTGACCGGTGGGCTCTGGTGCGCGGCGATGAGATGCGAATGCTCTCGGCGAATGAGGCTCTTGCCGCCATGTCGTTCCCGGTCGACACGAAGCGTCCGGACAATCATCGACAAACCATGCACATGGCCGGCAACGCGGTACCGCCGCTGGCTGGACAACGAATTATCGAAGCAATGCTGGAGGCCGCATGAAGCGCATCTACCTCAGCGGGCCAATGACCCGGCATACCGATCTGAACTTCCCAGGCTTTCACTCAATTACTACCCATCGCCACTCAGTTAGCGACGGCCGCTTCACATAGTGGCTCGGCATTCTCACTGTGTATCGTGAGTTTAAAAATAGTGTATCAAACCATACAAAACCTTAAACCTTATTATTACGCCTTAGCGAATAAAACATATTAAACCTTCCAACCAATATATACTGCAACATTATTATCAAGGAAAATGGAATCAACATATAGTACAGCACTTCAAGAAGCCTCACATTCAAAAGCACAAATCTCGGCGACTCACCCTTAGCGTAGCTCCTAAGAATTATGCCATATACTTCATCCACCTCCGGATTTTGGGTTCTATAAGTTCCTACTGGCATTGCAGCGTTTACGCGATCATAAAAGCCTCGTTCATCCGCGTCTGTAAATATCAATAAAGACTCAAAAAGCACAAACAATACCGCATAGAAATAAAACGCGAAAAACACAACCCTTAATAAACGAAGTTTCATACCTCATCTCCAAGCCCAGCACAAGACTAGGCACCCACAACACAACATTTAACAACACTCTTTAAGGCCTTTATTTTACCGGGGATCTTTCGTATCGAGCGCGAAAACCACCCATAAAAAACATGCCCCCCCCTACAGATCGAGATCAACACACCCAATTCTGTAGAAGTCCTAACAATGCTAGTCAATACCACCATTTTGTCCAATTGCTGCCTCTAGCCGAAAGCTATTTTGGGGCACCGTAATCCCCCTAAAGAGGCAACTCCATAATTTGCTGCTTCCTAGATTAGAGATCCGACCAGAAGCAAAACGTCTCACCAGCCCCACTCGTCATCTATTCAAAGTCAGCCGCTATAGCGGCAAAGGAACAGTCATGCCTGAAATCAAGGAACGGCCAATCTTGTTCTCGGCCCCGATGGTGCGCGCCATCCTGGAAGGCCGGAAGACGGTCACGCGGCGGCCGGTGAAAGGTGGGCAGATTCCGACGGAGGATCCCGCTGAAGAAGGCAGACATCGCTGGAGTGCAATCGCCCAGCGCGACCCACGCTACGGGTTCTGTGTTTTTGGGTCGACGGAGGCGGAGTGCGCCAAGGAGCTGGCCGAGTTCGCGCTCTGCCCCTACGGCAAACCCGGTGAACGACTTTGGGTGCGTGAGACAACCGCCGAGGATTGCCGCGGCAGCATCTCGACCGCGACTTATACCGCCGACGGCGCCCCCTCCAATTTGGAGTGGTGGTATTCACGCCGATCCTGCCCTTCGATCCACATGCCCCGAGTCGCCTGCCGCATCCTGCTTGAAATCACCGCCGTCCGTGTCGAGCGGTTGCAGGACATCAGCCGCAGCGATATCCGCGCAGAAGGGCTTGAGTGCCCGCCAGAACTCGCCAGTGATGACGTTTCGCCGAACTACCGCGACTGGTATCCGGCGGCATGGCGGGAGTTGTGGGAATCCACCGGCGGCAACTGGGACGCAAACCCTTGGGTCTGGGTCGTCGAGTTCAAGCAGGTGACGCCATGATCGCCCTCGCCTGGTTCACCTACGTGTACTGCTACAAGGGGCCGCGGTGATGAATATCTACCGACACACCTTCGCGGCCGTCTGCCCATCCGACGGCGAACTGATCATTTACCAACTGGAAGTTCGGTCGACGATGATGATCCGCGTCGAGCGCATCAAGGCCGCGACGGCTGTGATCCAGAAAGGCTGGCACGAACAGATCGCCGACCGCCTGGCCGAGGACATCGGCGGCGATCAAACAATCATTGCGACGCACCAGGGCGTCGAGATCGAAACAGTGAGGCTCAGCGGATGATCGCTTATCACGGCACGCCAATCGGCGGAACTCGGCAGGACGGAGCCCGATTCCTCGCCGGCCGGCATGCGCTGGTGCCGTTCCCGCGCCAGGACGACATGGGCATCGTCGCCGATGTTTGCCAATCGTTCGTCTTCGACAACGGTGCGTTTTCAGTCTGGAAGAAAGGCGGCACGCTGGATGTTGACGGGTACACACGCTGGGTAGAGCAGTGGTACCGGCACCCGGGCTTCGACTGGGCGCTGATCCCTGACGTGATTGATGGTGATGAGGCAGCGAACGATGCGCTTCTGGCAGCCTGGCCGATTGAATTGCGCGGTGTACCGGTCTGGCATCTGCATGAATCACTTGAGCGACTCGCACGCCTGGCTGTCACCTGGCCAACGGTGGCCATCGGCAGTTCCGGTCAGTGGGCAAGCCCGGGCACACCAGCTTGGTGGAAACGGATCAGTTCAGCAATGGACGCAATCTGCGACGACCAGGGTCGCCCAGCATGCCGGCTCCACGGATTGCGCATGCTCGACCCCGCGATCTTCCAGCACCTCCCCTTCGCCTCCGCTGACTCCACGAACGCCGCAGTGAACGGCGGCAGCATCAGCCGGTTCGGAATGTACGCACCGCCCACCGCAGGCCAGCGCGCCAACGTCATTGCCGACCGGATCGAAGCACACAATAGTGCTCCGATCTGGCAGCGTGAAAGCCAAGTAGAAATGGCTCTTTAGATGCCATCTGGCACCGCAGTTGCTGCTACCTGAAGCATCGCGGTTGCCGCTGCCGCGCCGGCAGCCCAGCTATTCCAAAGCGACTGCCGCTTCAGCGTCGCCGCCAAGTCGTTTCCGCCGAAGATGATCGAACCATCTCGATACGTCATGTTGCCAGCCGACCTCCTCTCCTCGGGAGCTTGGACTTTGGCGAAAGCGGACATAACCCAAAAGAACGCGGACAGCATTCCAGTGATCAGTGATGCGAGCGTAAGCAGTTGTTTCATAAACACCTCAAAAGTTAGAACTCCTATCTTAGCTCGGAGAAACTTCACGCCTCAGGCATCTAGAAAATGCAGCGTCTGCGTCCCCGCAAAAATCATCCAGCTGCAAACCCATAATTGACAACTCACAGCCTGCCGGTGAACAGCGGGCGAGGATTCCCTATGTCCGCATTAAACCGCTTCCACGAAACAGCCAGCCATGCACTGGAGCAGATCAGCACCAGCCTGCCGCCCGGCGCCAAAATCTGCCTGGCCATCTACACCCCCGAAAAGCCAGAACTCGACATCGTCCTGCAGGATAAGGGGTTGGACCTCAACGAGGTGCTTTCCACGTTGCGCCGACGCGGCCTGAGCATTGACGGCGACAACGCCTACAAGCGCGACCTCTGCGATTCGATTGTTGGGGCGATGGCCTTCGGCGCGCAGAACCGTAACCCGCCGCCGGTTGGTCACTGGGGCCAGCGCTTCTGGGACGTAGGCCGTGAAGAGCGTGCGCTGACTGAAGAGTTGGTCGCGGCGCTGAAGCTCACCCGCGAGAACCTTCGCGCTTGCCAAGCAACCATCCACCTGTGCGGCGGGTTCGACCCAGCCTATGTGAACGATGCCCAGGCCGCGATGAAGATCGCAGACGCCGTCCTGGCCAAAGCCAACCAATAACCACCTTCTGCCGCCACGCGCGGCATGGACAGCTCATGAGCATTCAATTTTTATCGCATGAAGAGGTTTGCGAGCTGACCGGCGCGCGCACCAAAGCAGGACAGATCCTGAACCTCAAGAGGAACGGAGTCAGGCACACCATCAAGATGAATGGTTGGCCAAGCGTGACTGTGATGGCCGTAACCGCCGTCGGCATGTTCGAGCCAGAAAAACCCGCATGGAAATCACGCAAGGCAAGCTGAAATGGGAAGACGACCAAGTAAACCCGGTTCTATAGCCCGGCTGCGAGAGCGCAAGAAAGCCAGCGGCCGGGTTTTCTACTACTACGACACTGGCGGAAAGGACCGCAAAGAGATTCCGCTGGGCAGCGACTATGGCTTGGCGATCATGGAGTACGCAAAGTTTGAGCGTGATCGGACCGCGACCGACTTGGTCGCCAAGGTGATCACCTTCCGTTACGTCGCCGAAAAGTACATGGTCGACATCGTCCCCACCAAAGGCAAAGCCACCCAGTTAGACAACAAACGGGAAATGAAGAACCTGATTGCGTTCTTCGATGATCCGCCGGCGCCACTGGAAACGATCGAGCCGCTTCATGTAAGGCAGTACCTCACCTGGCGGAAGGCGGCTCCGGTCAGGGCGAATCGTGAAAAGGCACTGCTCAGCGCAATTTGGAACTACGCCAGGGACAAGGGCTACACGTCTCTGGCCAACCCCTGCGCTGGAATCAAGGGCAATAAAGAGACCGGGCGGGACACATACGTCGAGGATGAACTGTTCAAGCGCGTTCACGACAAAGCCGATATCGGCCTTCAAGACGCCATGGACCTTGCCTATTTGACCGGACAGCGAGTGACCGACACTCGACTGATGGACGAGCGGGATGTCCGCGACGGCCAAATTTGGGTGCTTCAGGGAAAAACAAAGGCCAAGCGGCGAATCGAGGTTACCGGTGAACTCAAGGTTTTAATTGATCGAATCATGTCCCGAAAGTCCGGGCACAAGGTCCGCTCGACGCGGCTGATCGTGTCAGAAGATGGCGCACCGATGACGGTGGCGATGTTGCGCAGGCGTTTTGACATGGCCAGGGAGGCCGCGGGAGTATCCAAGCCGGAGTTCCAATTGCGTGATTTGCGCGCAAAGGCCGGTACGGACAAAGCAGAATCCAGTGGCGACATCATGCAGGCCAAGGATCAACTTGGGCATACCACCGTTGTTATGACGGAGCAGTACATCCGCAACCGCAAGGGCAAGAAAGTCTCACCAACTAAGTGAATTGCGGACCAACTCTAAAATAGCGGACCAGAAACAAACAAGGGTTTGCATCAGCTTTCGCCCGCAAACCCTTGATTTTAAATGGTGCCCGAAGCCGGAATCGAACCGGCACGCCCTTACGAGCGGGGGATTTTAAGTCCCATGCGTCTACCAGTTTCGCCA